ATGCCGCCGTAATCCCATAAACCATTGGTCTCTAACCATGACGCGGGGACGTGCATGATGTCAAAATATTCCATCGGTCTGTCTGTGCCCACAAAAGCTCTGAATTTAAGTTCGCGCATGGGGGTTCCTTGTTAAACAAATGGCTTTCGTTTTATTAGTGGCCTGATAATGATTTCGTGTATTTGTGCACATTCTCTGCATAAAGCCTTCACATATTTTGAAAAGTCTCTTTCGATGAAATCTGCATAATGTACTTTTGCATGATAAAAAACTTTGCAACCACAAACGCTGCAATAAGCGTAGTCATGTTTATTCTCAAAATGCATTTTTAAAGCTCCTGTGTTAGTTAAGTTTTTTGGGATTTTCTATGGTTATAGTCTTTTGACCTTTGTCGTATGTATATTTATAATTGTAGATCTCATTGTCTTCTGTGTATGCAAACTTAGCATCAATTTTTAATGTGCTGCCGTCTTCAAAGATATAAATTCTTGTGATGTTATCGTCAACACCTTCTGTTTCGTCATATTCAGAAAACCCTGTTTTTTCAGCTAATTCCTTAGCTTTTTCTGGATTCTGGTTTGATTCATGAATTATTTCAATTGCTATGGATTTCATGTCTTGCTCCTTAATTAATTGACTTTACGAGATGCAGTTTATTGATATATCAATAGTATGTCAATACTTATTTATAATTATTTTTAATTATTTTTAAATAATAAATGTACAACTTTGGTGCAGCCGAACTTAATGAATAACATTAACTTTATGCCGAAAGTAGTTGATTAATATGGGGTCTAGCTATAGTATCCTGCTTTTAATGCACACATAAAAAAGGATTTTTATGACAGATTTAGTTAGATGCCCAATTTGTAAGGGACGCAAAAATATAAGATCGATGGGTTTTACAGCAAAAAAATGCGAAGAATGTAAAGGCATCGGCTTTATCGAACACGTTGAAGACGAAATAGAATATCTCTCCGAAAAAACTCACGATGTATTTCCAGACCCCAACGCTGAAGTAAAAACTAAAAAAGTCATGAAGAAGAAAATGGGCAGACCCAAAAAGGATGCTGCGTGAGCAAAAAAATGGGTAGGCCGATCACTTATAACGAAACAATTGCAAAAGAAATTTGTCGACAGTTATCAAGTACAAATCTTGGAATAAATAAACTTTGCGAAAAGAATCCTGATTGGCCTAGTCCGTCAACTGTGTTTGAGTGGCGCATAACATACAGGGACTTTTCGGAGCTTTACGATTCGGCTAAACGAAATCAGATCGAAGTTTTGATCTCTGAAATTGTAGAAATATCTGATGATATTTCGAATGATGAAATCGAAAATGATAAAGGCAATCGCGTTTGTAACTCTGAGTATATCGCACGATCAAGATTAAAAATCGATACGCGAAAATGGATTGCATCAAAGCTTGCTCCTAAAATTTATGGTGAAAAAGTTCAGAACGAAACCACGCTGACTATTAAGCATGAAGATGCTTTAAAGGATTTGGAGTGATGAGTTTAAAAGAATTTTTAACTCCAATTATTGTATGTTTTATAACAGGGATGGTATCTACAAAAATTTATTTGTATTTTGACAATAAACAAACTTGCGAAGGATATTTGCAAGATAGCAGTCAAACATTTTTTGTCTAAGGAAAAACAATGAGCGCAGCGTTAGCTATTTATTTTGCAAGTGTTTCTGATTTGGTTTCTAAATCTTCTTCTTTTGTTATTGGTTTTTCTTTTCTTTTTTTTATTGTTTTTTCTATGCTTAGATTTGCGTGCCAAGATGAATCATTTAATGTTTCTCAAGAATTTAAAAATAAAATAAACTTTTTTATTAAAACAAGTATTTCGGTTGTAGTCATGTCTGGAATCGTTCACTGCATTTTCCCAACTGAAAAAACGATATACATGATGATGGGTGCTCACTATATCGGTAAATCAGATGTACCCGCAAAAATAGAGTCAGCTATTGTTAAAAAACTTGATGAGTATTTAAAAGAGGATGGTAAGTGATGGAAGATTTTAAACTATGGTCTGAAATACACAAAGTGCTTGATGTTAAAGACATGGCTTTTGACATGCTTGTTTTAAATCTGCAGATGAAAGACAGATTAATAAATTGCGCTCTCCCGATCACTGTTTCTTTTTTGCAAAAAGAACATCTTAAAGAAAGATTAAATTTTATGGTCAGCTCTCTGATTGATGCTTTATTCGATGACAGAGAAATTCATGGTGAGCAACTTTTAAAGATGGGGTTTGAATGAGTATTTTAGGTGTTGGCAATGATTATTATCATACTTTGCAAAATATGAGTCAGTCTCAGCCTATGGGTTTGTCTAATAATTCTCCGCCTTTGCATGTCATCGAAAAACCCAATGTTGATTTTTCAAAGTCAGGAGATGAGCTTTTGGAACGTATGAGGATTGATCGCATGCGCAAGCAAGAAAATGTCATCGAAGGCGAATGCACGGTCATTGAAATCAATGGTAAGAAACTAATAGGAGAGGGTGAATGAAGGAAAAAACACAGGCTTGGGCGCAGTTAGATTCTGATAAGATTTGTTTTACATTTAAAACATGCTGCAATGTTTTTTACATACCGAAGCATGATTATAAGTGTGATTTTGTTTCTAATGTTTTGGATTTATTAAATAATGTTTCAGACAAGAAATATTATTTAACTTACTTCTCACAAGATAGTCGCTGTTTTGTGATTGAATCAGAGGTAATGGATACATCTTTTGATTTTCTTGTTCCAGACTGTGATGAAAATGGAATAGAAGAATTATTATCTATTTTGAATAGTGTTCATGATGTTGAAATGGAGTTCGAGGCTAAGCCTAAATTTATGAATTTTCTTCAGGCACTTGATGAGTTAGGTCGTGGTAAAAAAGTTAGAAGAAAAGCGTGGACTGATAAGGTTTTTTTCACATTAAAAAATTGTCAGATATTTAATATTGTTTTAGAAGACTTGCAAGCAAAAGACTGGGTTGTGTATGAATCTAATTAATATCATCTCTGAGTTGGAAAACGGAAAGAGCATCAGGCGAAAGTGCTGGCTTGAAAGCTATTATTTTAGCTTAGATAAAAAAGATATCAATTCTATTGATTCAGTCAGCGTTGATGATTTTAATGCTAATGACTGGGTTGTGTGTGATTAATGCAATTCTAGATAAATGTTATTGTGGATGTCACTCAAGATTTTGCGAAGGGTGTACAGCGTGTGATTGTTATTTTAAGTTGGAATGTGAGGATATGGAGAAAACAAATGAATTTAAAAATGGGGTCAATCTAGTAATTGAAAATATTTTACCTATTATTCATAAGGCAATGAATGAGAAATATGGTTCTCATATTTCTATTTACAGTATTTTGCTGGATATAAAGTCAGAGATTATTAAATTGCAGTGTGTTGAGTAAAGAATCCGGCTGCGCTCATGGTTGACCTCTATAGTGAGCGCAACTTCTTAAGACTTGCCAGTGTCTTGGATAAAACTGGCAATTATATTATTAATAACAAGGATGATTGTTTATGGCAGGAAAAGCAGCGGTAATCTTAACAATAAAAGATATTCCAGACATGACACCGAAGGGTCGTCGTGAGATTTTGAAATGGCTCAAGCAACAAGTTCAATTCTTTGAAAAGGATTACGATAAGTTAGGTAAAACATTTGTTTCAAGATTTTTTTATAAGTAAAGAATCCAGCCCGTTTTTCCTTTCGGGGTTTTGTCCACTCCGCCAGTAGTGGGGATGAAACTGGCGCCAATTTACAGGATTTCACATGAGTGAGATTGTTAAGATTTGCAAGAAGCATGGTGAGTTGACTGAATCCTAACATTTCCTTTTTAAAGGGAGTGACAGAAAAAATGGAAAGTTTTGCTTAGAAATTAAGTAATTTTAATTAACCCAAGGATGGGTGTGTTTGATGAGCGAATTGACCGCTGAAAATAAGCGGCGTATTCGTCAGCGCTTAAAGGACGATTACCCGCATTATTCTAGCAAGTGTTTAAAAATCAGGAGTAAGTCCGGTGATATAAATCCATTTGTGCTAAACAAAGCGCAGATGTTTTTGCATGAGAAAATTGAAGATCAACGTCGGCGTACAGGGAAAGTACGGGCGGTTGTGTTAAAGGGACGGCAGCAGGGATGCTCTACTTACATCGAGGGTCGCTTCTATTGGAAGGTGACCCATCGATTTGGTGTTCGTGCATTTATTTTGACGCACGATGCTGAGGCAACAAATAATCTTTTTGAAATGGCGAAGAGATATCACGACTATTGTCCTGATGTTGTTCGCCCCTCTATTCAAGCATCAAACAGCAAAGAATTAGTTTTCGGCGTTTTAGATTCTGGGTACAAGCTCGGAACTGCTGGAAATAAAGCTGTTGGTCGCTCATCAACTATTCAGTTACTGCACGGTTCAGAAGTTGCCTATTGGCCAAACGCTATCGATCACGCAAAAGGTATTCTGCAAGCTGTTCCAAATAATTCAGACACTGAGATATTTTTTGAGTCTACTGCTAACGGAGTTGGTAATTATTTTCATGAGCAATGGCAGTTAGCGGAAGCTGGTCAATCTGATTTCATTCCTATTTTTATCCCATGGTACTGGCAAGAAGAATATTTGCGAAATGTAGATGATGAATTTGTTCTTGACGATGAAGAGCAGGCATTGTCTGAAATATTTGGATTGAGTGACGAGCAATTAAATTGGCGCAGATACAAAATTGTTGAGCTGTCAGCGGGTGGGACGGACGGCATAAAAGCTTTCAAACAAGAATATCCGTGCACTGCTATCGAAGCGTTTCAGATCAGCGGCGAAGATAACTTCATTGATTCCAGCGTTGTTTTATTTGCACGAAAGTGTGAAGTAGAAGCAGTTGGGGCATTAATCATTGGTGTAGACCCTGCTAGATTTGGTGACGACAGGTCGTCAATAATTTTTAGGCGCGGACGAAAAGCGTTTGACGTAAGAAGCTTTATCAAAAAAGACACGATGGAAATTGCAGGCATTGTGCACAACATCATTTTAGAAAAAAACCCAGATAAGGTTTGCATTGACGTTGTTGGTTTAGGTGCTGGGGTTTATGACAGGCTGAAAGAATTAGGGCACGAAAAAGTTATTGTTGCAGTCAATGGTGGTAGCACTCCGTTAGATGCAAATAAGTATTTTAATAAGCGTGCAGAAAACTGGGCGTTGATGAAAGAGTGGCTTTCAGAACAGCCAGTCGAAATACCGGATATTGACACACTGCACGCTGATCTTTGCAACATTCGATACACGTTTGATTCACGTGGTCGTTTAGTGATGGAGAAAAAGCAGGACATGAAAAAACGCGGGATAAGAAGTCCAGACGAAGCTGATGCTCTGGCGCTTACTTTCGCTATTCCGTTTAAAGCGGTTCAGGAGAGCCGTAAAAAACAGGAAGAAAATGTAGCAAATGTAGTAATGGGGCAATTTATAAAATTGCAAAACTTGAGAAGGAATTCACGTAAATAAAAGGATTTTGACATGGCTGTCGCTAAAAAATATCAGGAAGAGCTAAAAGATTTATGCAAGCAAGTAAAGATGACGAATGTTTATTTTAAGCCGAACTATGATCGATATCATTCGTTTAGAAATTTCGTGTTCAATACTTCAATCGATGCGCAGCAGGCAGGAATTCTTGATGCTCAGGGTCATCCACAACTCGAATTTAATATCACAGAAGCATTTATTTCAAGGCTGCGTGGTGAGTTTTCAAAACAGCAGCCATCTATTTCTGTCATGGCGGATGATGGTGCTCCGGTTGATCAAGAGACGATAGATGTTGTAGAGGGTCATCTATGTCATCTTGTTTCTGAAGCTAATAAAAACGGATGTGAATACAAAGTCTATACAGACGGATTGAGCGGTGGATTCAGTGTTTTAAAAGTATGGACGGAGTACGCACATCCTAGGTCATTCAATCAGGTTATTAAATTTGATCGAGTATTTGACCCCACACTTTGTGGTTTTGACCCATTGGCTCGCACACCGCACAAGGGTGATGGAAGATTTTGTTTTGAGTTGTATCCAAAAAGTCGCAGTGATTTCGAGAAAGAATATTCGCATGTTGATATCAGCAATCTTTCATTCACTCGTGAAATGGATGGGTTTAGCTGGTCATACCAAACGCAAGACGAAGATATTCTTTTGCTGTGTGATTTCTACAAAAAGAAAAAAAAGAAAGTAAAGATTGTTCAGCTTGCCGATGACAGCGTAATGACCATGGATGAGTATGAGGAGTTTTTAATTGAGTGGGACGAAGCTGTGGCACGCGGCGAGAAGATCGATGTTGCACCTGCAATTAAGGGAAAACCACGCTGGACTATCATAGATACAATTTGCAGGTATGTTTTTATTGAGTCTGAGGTAATCGAATATACAGAAACAAATTTCAGGCACTTGCCATTGGTTTTTGTTGATGGAAATTCAATTGAATTGCGTCAAGGCGAAAGTGGCGAAAGTCGACAGATGACACGCCCTTATGTTTATCACGCAAAGGGAATTCAGCAGTTAAAGAATTTTGCTGGCCAAAGCTTGGCGAATGAACTTGAAAACATGGTTCAGCATAAGTTCATGATTTCAAAGCAATCGATTCCTTCTGAAAATGTTTATCTTGAAGCCTATACTGATGTTCAGAAAGCAAATACCTTGGTCTACAACGAATTTTTAAATGATGACCCAAATATTAGATTAACTGCTCCTCGTGAAATTCAGCGTGTGCCAATTCCACCCGAAGTAACCAACACATTTTCAATTGCTGATCAGACTACGCAAATGATCTTAGGGTCATTCGATGCAGCGCTTGGCATTAATGATAATCAGTTGAGTGGTGTTGCAATTATTGAAGGCGCAACACAATCAAATAGTGCTGCGATGCCTTTTGTTGTTGGATTTTTAATGGGGTTGAGTCAGGTCGCAAATATATTGGTTGATTTGTTTCCAAAATATTATTTAACACCCCGCACTATTCCTGTTCTGGGTAAAGATGGAAGCAAACAGTATGTTGAAATCAATAAAAATGGCGGTGTAAAAATTAACTACGATGAAAACGCATTGCAGGTAAAGGTAGAAGCAGGCGTTAACTTCGCGCTTCAAAAATCACGTTCACTTCAGCAAATCATTGCAATGAGTTCTGCAAGTAAGATTTTTGCAGAATTTATCAATACTAAGGGTCTAAAAGTTCTCGTTAAAAATATGGAAGTGCACAGCAGTGATGAGCTTGAGGAATTAGCAGAAGAGTTCATGAAAGAACTTGAGCAAATGAAAAAGCAACCTCGTCCTGATGACCCTATGGTTCTGCGTGAGAAAAATGCGCAGATGAAATTGCAATTAGATGCAAAACAAAACGAAATGGAAAACCAGATTAGCGCAGCTGAGCTCAGCATTGAGAAGCTTAAGGCTGATAACGAGCGCATGAAGATTTTATCCAATATGCAAAATGAGCAGATTCATGCCGCTGTTGCTATGGATGGACATTCTGCTGAAAAGTCTCGTGCGGCAGTTGATTTAGCAATTAAAACTCTGGACATGAAGCATTCGCACACCATGGACATTAAAAAACACGAACATGAAGTTCATAAATCACAAAAGGAAAAAACAGTTTGATGAGACAAGACGATACGGAGGGATGCGTTAATTTGGTTGTTCGTATTATTGAGCAATCGATCATTGATGCTTGTAGTTATAAAAGACCTAGAAATTTAACTGCTCTAAGGTCGTCAGCTAGAAAAAGATATTGGTTTTTAACTGATGATCAGTACAGGACTATGCGTCGCAAAAGAAAGATTAGGTCAAAAATATCTGTTAAAAATAGGTATTGTGATTATGTTAAAAATAAAATTAATGAAATATTGAGTCATGAGGCAAGAATGTTTTTAAGCCTTGAAAATGAGATGTTTAATCAATATTGCAACTTAATTGCAGCAGACCCATTATTTATTCATGAAGTGATTTGGAAAAAAATAAATGATTTTGATAATAAATAATTTATTTATGGACTT